CAAGTATCAACCCCCTTGCTACTAGATGGGGAAGTGTATAGCCACAAGACCGGCTACACACGCCGCATCAGGCAGGGATCTATAGCTAGGATCCCAGCCATCCAGAAAACCTTTCGGTAATCTGGACCGACGGACTTTCACTCTAGGCGGTTTATTGCTTCGAGGTGAAAAGAATAGTCCGTCGCCAACCACGTTGACATACCCACCACAAAATAACGGCATAGAGTAGGGAATCGCTCTTTTTGGGAGCGGTGCTTGCTCGTTGACGATACTAAGGTAGGAATATCTTCGTGGACACCCGAGCGTCAGAATCCCTTGATTGGGATTCATCCATTCGGGTACGAGATGTGGCTTACCGCCCACGTAACGACTTAGAAGAGTCAACGTACGGTGAAGGGATTTGTTCTCCCTCCTACCCCACATCAGCACTTGGTTAATCGCGACGTAGACGTCGACCTCGTAGGCAAGCGACTTAACATAGAACGGAGTTATATCAACCCCATTTAGAAAATCACCACCACAAGATTCGCGAAAAGTACCACTACTAAAGGACTTATCGGAATTAACGATAAGCCCCGCCTTTGTCAAGACATCTACGAAGCCACGATACTCGTGGGTAGGGATAATAATATCATCCCCGAACACGCAAGTGTCCGCCCAATCAACAAAAAGATTGGGCCCACCACGAGTACAACGGAATCCGTAGATAAGAGCGACGATGATCAGTGTCATCAAGGGAAAAGTAAAACCATTCCCCATAGTACTGATCATATGAAGCTCCACTTGCTTACCAACATCCCCAGCTTTACTATCACTGGGAACTGTGATTACGGGCGACCTAAGCTTAATTAATAGGTCAAACCATACACTTGGTAAGAGGGCACGTACAAGATCGATGCTAATCATATCGCTCGCGGACTTGAGATCAAGGGTAGCAACACTCCCGTCACTCGAACCGCGCTTAGCCATAGCAATATTCTTTTGCTGTTGGTTGCGAATGTCTAGACCGATACGCCGTAGAGCTCCTTCAATATACATGCCTGCAGCAAGCTGCAGACACATGTTTCCGGAAGGCTCAATTGCGATTGTACGCTCAGTATCCTCGTTTTTGGGTACTGTTGTTAGTCTTGAGCCTTCAATCAACGTAGTGCCCGAAACTCCTTGTTGGCCATCACTGGCCACGAAGTAAGGGTTCATACTACGGAGATGACGAACCAAAGGCTCGCACAGAGCGGTACAAGTCATAGTCTGGAAAATCTTATCGACGGTATGGGTACCCTTGATGCCATTGCTGGCACCGGGCCCAAAACGCCAATTCGACCAGATATACGACATCTCGAGCGGCTGCTGTATGGCCAACTCGTCAAAGGTAGATGTAAAACGCTCAAGTATAGTAGTAATGTACAAACGAGCGTTCGCGATCACCTTCGAATCGAGGACTTGAGAGGGTGGGGAAGTCTTTTGAACTTCTTTAACCCTATCGTTTATTGCTAGAAAATCAGCAATAGCAAGACCCCGAAGATCTTCTCTAAGGAAGCGCGCACGTTTCCGTGCACGTTGTACCTGCCTCGAAACTGCGGCGTTCTGCGGTCCCGAAGCAAGAAGCTCTTCTAACATTGTGTTGAAGAAAGCTGTAAGGCGTTCTTCGCCACAAGGAACGTTACTTTTACTCACAGGATAACTCCCGATGATTATAACGTAAGACAAGCAATACATCAGTTACGACGAGGACTTCGACCAATAAGGCTCTAAGTCGCCGGCTTCAGTCCTTTCATCCTCCAAATGAGTTGGGAGGACAAGAGAACAAAGCCGTTCGTGCTGATGCCACGAGATGTTCACCTCGGGGTAACAGCTAGAACGATTGCTACCACGTAAACCGCCGTCACGTACGCAGTCGCAATGACTACGAGCGATATGACGATGACCGTGGATAACAACCGACCCCAGGTTATAGCACACCCGTCAATACTGTGACCGAAATACCACTCGCCTGTTCCCAGCCGGCACCGAAGTGACAACTGATCATTGCGCGAATTTCTTCCGGTTCATAAGTATCGACCCCGGCTGGAACTTCGATTATCGTAGTGATTTTAGGCACCATGATACTCTGGTTGGCAGCAGGAGCGGCCCCTTTACGCGTCACGAATTTGTAGACGTTGAGAGGGACATTCTTGATTACGCCAGTCACAGGATTTGCCTGCGGTAACGTTCTCAAAACAGGAGGCCGAAAGAACGAAAGTGTGAACGGCTTTGAAACGCTATTCACATCGACGCTCGTTTGAGTGCCACCGAGTGCACTGACGGCATATTGTTTGCCGTTAATGTTCGGTGCGACATCCGTAAGAAGCGTATAGGTCGGGGAAGTTAATCCCGTAACCGTTGCGCCTGTAACAGGTGATGCAGGTGCGAAAGACAAAGTATTGTCCTTTCAATCCAGACGCCAAAAGTATTCCAAGGCTAATCAAGCCGAGGTCCACCGTGGCGACCAGCAATAACGGACGCCAAGTTAAGTAGCTTAGCAATACCGTAGGCCGCAACTTCATCCACAGATTTAATGCGGATTGGCTGCGATGGGAGAGTGGCAAGTACTTCGCGAGAGAATGCAAACGCGTCGACAACCGCTGTTCCGCCGGAGCCTGTGATATCACCGATATCAGAGGCATTAACCTTTTGGAAGTAGATGTTGCCGTACGTTACACTCCGGTACTTCTTGGTAAGGACGCAATATTTTAAAACACCCGGAAGGGTGAAAAACATATCGTCCAACCAAGGGCCTACAGTAACAAAATAATCGACCACCCAAGAGAAGGGAGTAAGTTCCCATAACGTACCGGGAACAGCACTAATCTTCAAGCCTAGATGTTCGGGCATACTGTAGGAAGCAGCGGACCTAGTTTGTAGGTCGATGCCTGCCGTAATGCGAACTGACTGCTCATGGTGTGTATCATGGGAAAAACCATAATAACCCAAATATGCAGCTAGATCAGCAGTCCCTTTATGGGCACTGAACCAGTCCATACTCGCACCGGCACTTAGCTTGACGTTATAATCCTGTCTTGTAGTGTATTTCAAGATAGAATCAGCAGCTGACTTAAGGTCTTTGAGCATGGGATTAACTCCAAACGCAAAGCCAAGCCAGATGTTTCCGAAAAGCTTCGTGACGGACCTGCCTTTAGTTTTCTTTAAGGCTAACACAGCTTTAAGCGTTTCCATGCCTAACCCGTTAATCTGCCTAATGATACGGTGGATTTCACGGGATTCGGCAAGGGGCGCAGCGAGCTGAGCGTTACCTATATGGCCAGAGAGCTTGTGCTTAAGACGACCCGTTGCAATAGCAACAAGCGACGAATAGTCTTTAGGCTCAAGATACGACCCGCAATAGACGCTACCACGACCACTGCTACGATAATTATTAACAGTGGAGAGGCAGTTGTACTTTGCTGGTATCTTTCTGCTGATGCCTTGCCTAGAGTACGGCGAAGATGCATCAGCCCCTTTGGCAATTTTCACCTTCCAATCAGGTGTACTAACGTAGGACTTCCCGTCGGTACCAAGAACCACCTTTTCATGAGCATTGATCAAATTGGGGTTCAACATAACACCGTTGACGGCCCAATCTGCCCAGCGATCATTAAAGACAGTGACTGGCGTACTAGTGGGAGTCCTTGCGCTTCCGTAAACGCGTTTTTCACGCTTTATACGGGGAATACGCGGATAAAGTTTTGGCTTTCTTTCAAAACTAAAGCCATCCCACGTGACAGTCGGTTTCAAGACTGGTTTCACGTCCGTGTACTCCTGTAGTTAGATTAGATGTGAGGTTTGGAGAAATCCAAACCTAAAAGGAAACCCCCCGCAATCCTTTTCAAAGGGATTGCTATCTTCTGACCATAGAGCTCCAAAAGTAGATAAATCGGAGCTTTAGGTATAGGTCAGTAGCGGAAGACACGAACCAGACGAGCAGGTCCGGAACCCCTCACGGGGAACCTGATCAATCTGATTACTG